TTAATTCAAAAAAACTAGGGTCTGTTGACATTTACTGTTCATAATTAACCCTATAAAGGTAGCCATAAAAATATACAGGCTAAAGCAACAGAACTTTGATAATTTCTTTTGAGCTTGTCATATCGAGTAGCTATTCCTCTAAATTGCTTTAATCTACAAAACATATTTTCAACTAAATGCCTGATTTTATATAAATACCAGTCCATATGGTCATTGTTCGATTGGCTATTCGTTTTCTTTGGTATATTCGCTTTAGTCCCTGTTTTCCTGATCTGTTCACGCAGTGGTTCTGAATCATAGCCTTTATCTGCACATACCACTTTTGTCTCTTTTAAATCTAATGTTGATATTAAATCAGGTGCAACTTTAACATCATGTGTGGTTCCATCGGTAATCATGAAATCAATAGGATTGCCATGTGCATCAACAATCAAATGTATTTTTGAGGAGTTTCCTCCTACACTTTTAGAAATAGATTGATTCGCTATGCCGGCAGAATGTTGATGAGCACGTACATGAGAGCCATCAATAAAAATCCACTCCATATCGGGGCATGAGGCTAGTAATTTGAATAATCTAAGTAACTTACCGCTGCTTGACCAACGATTAAAACGTTTGAAAATAGAGTTTGAATGACCAAAACAAGAAGGAATATCTCGCCACGGACAGCCTGTTCTAATTCTATAGAGAATAGCTTCAATAAAATTGCGTAAATTTGAGTTGTGGTGAATGGATAAATTACGCAGAATAACTTTCAATTTTTGCCAGTGTTGATCTGTCAGCATGGTACGAGGCATAGCGAATAGTAAAATTGGGTTTGGCGATTTGATTTTACTACTTCGCTATTTTTTTAAGCTAAAAGTGTCAACACACCCTAATTATTTCTACTTTTATTTATCTTGTATGTCAGTAAGTTAGTAAGCTAAGAACCGCCTTTGGGGCGGTTTTTTGATAAGTGGAAGTTCCACTTGGCTATATAGGGTCAATTTTAAAAAGACTTAAAATAGTAAAACATAACTTTACAAATCCACGCTCCCTAGATGTTAGATAAGATTGAAAATTAATGTAAAGTGTCGCCCTTAATACATGGGGATATTATGAAAAATTTAAGCTTATTCTTTTTTATTATGATTTTAGCGGGTTGCGGACACAGAGAATCTAACGGTCAGCAACCTGATCTAGAAACAATCAAGAAAGAACAGCTTGAATTTGCAAAAGAAGCCACTAAAGAATTTATTCCCAATCCTGATTCAGCTAAGTTCCGCAATCAAGTCGGGGATTGTGGGGAAGTTAGCTATAAGGAAGTAGGCGGCACAGATATTGATTTCCAGCGTTTCATTGTGCTTGAAAAGAATATAGTGCTTGTAGAAAATCAGATGGATCCAAAGCAATTTGAGCTTTCATGGAAAAGCTCCTGCACACCAAGTTGGAATAAATAATTATAAGGCCCTCATTTGAGGGCTTTATTTTATTCATCAGATGATTCTGATTTCTGGTCTTTACCATCTCCATATTCTAGAGCCACTTGTTGTGCTTCAGCTGCAGCAGTAGCCTCAATTGGTGGTTCTGATGCGATAGCTGTGGTGCCAGTGAATCCGAATAAAACCAAGATTAGAATTTTCGAATACTTTTTCATTTGAATTTCCTCTACGTTTCTAAGACTTAATTTCAGTGTAGAGGGCGAATTTAGCCCTGCCTGTATCAGCTATGTCGGGAAATGTAAGATACTCAAGACTAGAGTTATGACAATCAAGGTTTACGTAAGAATGCTTTTCGGATGAAACTTTTTGTTGAGTTGCTTAACGAAATGTTTGAATGCTTCAGTAGGTAGCTACACTCTAAAGAAACTTCCCTAACTTCTAAATCTCTGTAACATACAATAATTTTTTTGTAATCTTTATGTTATAAATTGTTTGCTTTGCTTATCATATGAATAATGAAAAGTGGAGCACCGAAAATGCTAACAAAAACAGAAATCATTGTTGTCATTCTAATGGTAGTAGCCTTAATTTTCATCGTGTATGAGATGGGACAAGGTGGTAGTTGGACTTTATAGAATTCAGCCTTTATCAAAGTTAAAAGAAAAGCACCTTCGGGTGCTTTTTTAATGTCTAAAATTTATCTCAGAGACCCATCATGAATGATTTTTTCCTAGCAACAAATCGAAGCATCAAAATCAATGACATTGAAGTGCGTCAGATCCAGATGAAAGACTTCGATACCTGGGCGGTGCACGCTGAAGTTCTGAAAAACTTCATCAAAGACCAAAATCATTCAGATGAGATTTTGACAGGGCTATTTAAAGCTCATGGGGTGCAGGTCATTTCGACCATGGCATGCGTCACTGATCTGGACAATGAATCACTGGTGGAACTTGCTGCTGATGAGCAGGGATTTAAAGATCTGCTTAAAGCGGTGCTTCTTGTTAATCAGGCTTACTTCAAATATGAAAGACCGAAACGCGGTATTAAAAAGAAAGATAACTCTACCTGGTTTGATTCATTCCAGTTTCTGGTATCAATGGGCCATCAGCATAGCGAAATCATGGAAATGACCTACGGTGCATTCCAAGGCTACGTTAAGGCAGCAAACAACCTGTATAAGCAAGAAATCTTCAATAACGCCGTTGCAGCACGTGTGGCTCAGTCTGACAAAAAAGGCTTTGAATCATTTAAGAAAGAAATGGTTTCTGATTGATCAGGATTCACCCTAAAGTTATGATGTGGAAATAACTATTTAGGGAATAGGGAAAATGGCTAAAGTGGAATGTCTTGTTTGTGGACGTGTAGGCTCTGCAAAAACTAAAGGTAGTTTTGTTATAACTATCGTTTTGCTTTTTATTGGCTTGCTTCCCGGGATAATATATGAAATCTGGCGTAGATCAGGCGGTAAGGTCTGTGGTTCTTGCGGCAGTCAAAATATAAGACTTTATTCACCTTTGCCTAAACAAATACAGCAATCAATCCCACAAGAAGCACAGCCAGAAGTTTTTAAAATACCAAGCAAAACCAAATTAGTCGCAAATGATATTTTTTCAAATAATGCAGGTAATTTTGTAAAATTGGACGAAAATGGAGTTGAGCAAAAGAATTGCCCTGATTGTCGCGAACTAATTAGATTTGATGCGAGAAAATGCAGGCACTGCGGCTCAATCTTAGAGGAAACATCCTAAGCACTTATATTTATACCCAATGTTCTACCCGCTTCGGCGGGTTTTTTATTGCCTAAAATTTAGAGGTCAGCATGTCTGGTAAAAATTTAACATTCAAATTAATCATGGAAGCCGACACTAAAGGTTTCGTTGGCAATATCAAGCAATCAGAAGATGTAGCTAAGTCCGTATTTAATGCAATAAAACAAGAATCAGAACGGTTAAAACAGGCGACTACTGATGCTTCTAAAGAAATGGGAAATATTATCCCAAAAGGAACCAGTGAGTTAGCAGACAAGCTTTCCCAGTCTCTAAATGCTGCTACAGGCATTATCAAAGATGCTGGTGATAACGCAAAATCCACAGCGGGGAACTTTACAGATTTTGGGAATAGAGCCGAGAAGGCATTAAGCCAGCTTAAAGTGGATCTAGCCCAAGCCAAGCAGAATCTTGAAGCATTTTCAAAAACTAAAGCCTCACCTGCAGATATTGAAAAAGCACAGGTTCAGGTTGATCAACTTGAAAAAGAAGTTCAGCAAGCAGATCAGGCTTTTAGTGGATTTCAGACAGAAGTAAGTAAAGCCAATACAAATCTAAAAGAAACCGATGCAGCAGCCCAGACAGCAAAAAAAGGCATTGATGGTGCTAAGTTTGCTGTTAATGCGCTGGTTGGTGCAATGACTGCGCTGGGTATTGGCCTGGGTCTGCGAGAGCTTGCTGAAGCCGCTGACTCATACACCAATCTATCTGTCCGTATTCAGATTGCGACTCGTGAAGGTGGGGATTTCTCTTCCGCAATGGCTGGAGTTCACCAGGTAGCACTTGCCACAAATTCTAGCTTACAGGCAACAGGTGATTTATTTACCCGACTAAATACAGTATGTAAAGAAATGGGGATGACGCAGCAACAGGCGTTAGATCTTACTAAAACAGTTACCCAAGCAATTCAGATCGGTGGTGGTTCTGCACAAGCAAGTGAAGCAGCTGTTCAACAGTTTATTCAGGCTATGCAGGGTGGTGTGCTGCGTGGTGAAGAATTCAACTCCATTATGGAGAATGGTTATGGCTTAGCTGAAGCCTTAGCAAAGGGCTTGGGAGTCACGACTGGTGAGCTTCGCAAGATGGCTGAAAATGGCGAGCTTTCGTCAGAGCGAGTTATCAAGGCCGTTCAAAGCCAGGCTACCCAGATCCAAGAAACCTACAACCAGTTTCCAACTACTATTAGCAATGCACTGCAGAAGATATCAACACAGTGGCAAATCCTTATTGGTGAGATGGATCAAGCCAATGGGTCAAGCGCTACGGTAGCTAATGCTCTCTCAGTCATCGCTGATAATCTTGGAATTTTAAAAGTATTCTTTGATGATGTGGCTGAAGGTGTTGGATGGTTTCAAGACAAGCTCTCTGAAATCGATCCATCTACAATTGAGGCTATTAGAAGCACTTTATCTGCTGTATATGACACAATTAAAACTGTCATTTCAGGCATGGCAGGAATCGCTGAAACCGCCTGGAGTGCTTTCACATCTACATTGGATGCAATCGCCCCGCTATTTAACGCAATTATGGGCGGTAAGGAAGAGGTTAGTGGCTTAACCACCTTATTCAATGTTTTTAAAATTGCACTGGGTGTGGTTTCCGATGGTGCTACCGGATTAAATATTGCCTTGAAGCTACTCCTTGCGGGTATCCAGTTTATTTCCGGCGGTATTTATGCGCTTAGCGCCTCGGTTCTCGATTTTCTGGGTTTTGATGAACTTGCCGCACAAGCACAAAACGCTTCTGATGCTTTATTCAGACAAGCAGAAAAGAATGCATCTGAAGCCAATAGACTCGCACTTGAAAGCAAATCTGCGACAAGAGAAGCAATCCGAGAGATTCGTCAGACTGAGGATGAGGCAAATCAGGAACGCATTACCGAGAGCCAAAAAACTCTTGATGAACTAAAAGCTCAAGAGGAAAAACACAAGGCCGACTATAAGGCCATTAGTGATGAGCGCATTCAGTTAGAGCAGCAGCTATATGAGGCTCGCAAAACTGGTAATCAGGCTGCAATTGATCAGGCTGTAAAAGGCCTTGCTGAGTTGGATGTTAAGGAAAAAGCATATCAGGCTGAAAGCCAGAAAATCACTGAGGCTAAGATTCAGGCTGCTCAGATCGTAGCAAGTGCGATGATTCAATCTGCAGATGCTGCGGGGATGGCGCAACTAAAAGTTCTTAATGCCCAGTTGGCTGCCCAAGGCTTACAGGCTGAATTTGATAGCACCGGCAAGGTAGTTGTGAAAGCGATGCAGGATGCAACCATCGCCACCGACGGTCAAGTTGGTGCGACAGACAAAGCCCGCAAAGCTGCTGCTGCGCTTGGTATTGATTTAGATGTAGCTCTTAATCGGGTTTCTGAAAAATTTGCTTCTGATCAGAATCATTTGAACAGTTACGCAGGTGGCTTGGAAGCAATGGGTGTCACTGGCGCACATGCAACTGAGCTAATTTATCAAGGCTGGGAGAAATGGGCAGAACAGGCCAAATCACCAGCCGAGATTGATGCAGCAAAAGCTCAACTCCTTTCCTTTGAAAAACAAGGAGTGTTTTCTGCAAAACAGGTTCAGATGGGTATGGAGCATCTGGATCAGGTGAACGGAAAGCTGCCCCAGAATATTTCCGAAGTAGAGAAAGCTTATAAGCTGCTTGGCATAACATCAAGAAAAGAGGCAGGTGAAGCCGCAGATGCTCAAATGAAAGCATTCAATGTATTAAAGCAAAGCGGTACTGCCTCGGTCGAAGAATTAAGACAAGCCTTAATCAATATGGCTGATAAGATTTATGCTTCTGGTGATGCGGCTAAAATTGCAGCTTATGAAGCTAAGCTTGCTTACCATGGCCTATCGAAAGAGGTAAGTGAAACTGGCCAAGTTTCAGTGAAAGCCAATAACGCTGTGGAAGAAAGCTTACACCGTGTTCGCAATGCCACAGGTAATGCAGGTGATGGCTTTGATGATCTAGGTCGTAGAGGCGTTAGAGCAGGTAACGATACTACTGAAGCATGGGAAGAAGCTCGCAAAGCAACGGAAGCAGCTATGGCTTCTCAGGGCAAGATGAAGGCATCCAAAACCGGAACAACCGCTAAACACGGGCTTTCTGTTGAAGAAATTGAACAGAGGCTTAAGGATATTGGTTATGAAGGTGATACCAAGCAAAAAGCCAAAGAGCTTTTCCAAGATGCCGAACCAGTGGCGGGTGGTTATTACAAATCTGCTTCCAATGAGTGGGTGAAGAGAAAGTATGGGACCACTGCCTATGACAACCAGAAGGCTCTTGGTAATGCCATGTATGTTATGGAGCAGATTGAACGGCTGGAGCAGTATGTTGGCAAGAATGGTAGATCAATCGGATCTAGTAACCTAAATGACTATGCGCCGTCTATTCCTTCCGTACCATCAACTAAAGACTATGGTAAGGGTGGTGATAGTGTGAATTACAACATTCAATTCGGAGGTCAAACCCTATCCCTGACAGGCGATGCAAGCCAAAAGGATGTGATGACCAGTCTGGTAAATCAATTAAAAGGTATAGCGAAATCAACATGAAACTCATTCGCTTAGCAACATCCGAAACCGTCCCATTAGAGGACGGTTTTTTATGGCCTGATGAATTTTCATGGAAGGCCATTGAGCAGAATCAAACCTATGCCATGGATGGCACTCTGCATATTCAGGAGGGCAAAAAGAAGTCGGGTCGACCAATTACCTTGCAACCGGCAGATCCACAGATGGGTTGGATCAGGTTGCGTGAACTGCGGACTGTTTTGGAATGGTCAAAACTGCAAGGTGAAAATTTCAGACTGCAGTTTGAACAACCACATGATAGCCGGCAATTCACCGTCAAATTTAACCACCAGGATGGGGCTTTAGAGGCCGCACCGGTAAAAGGGATTCCAGCGGTATCACTGGATGATTATTACAACGTGACCTTGCGCTTTACGGAGTTGAACGATGGCGATTGAAACCAAGGATTTAGTAATCTACAAGTCTGAACGCTTGACGGATAACTCTGATGGCGGTGGTAAATACTCGGGTGTAGTAGTCCAGGATGGCATTAGCAACAACCTGTTCAATGATGTGTCTGAGATGGATCGGACCATGGGTGATGTGTCCATGCGCAAGGTCTTTCCGGCAGTCACAACCGAAGACACTGACCTATTGATGGGCGCCACAGTATTTGTATCTGAACTGCCCGCAGATCCAAACGTATCGGCACTGCTATTTAGCACCAAGAACTGGACGGATGAGCGCCAGTCGGCTCAGAACCGGGTAGAGAATTATCTGGCCAAAGGCGGGCAGATCGCAGGTACACCACTGGATACCCACTGGAAAGGTATGTCATCACTCCAGGTGGCTATGTTCCCTCAGGAAGTGGAGTCTTCGGTAGGCGACACTATTGTGCTGGTCAGTGATGAAGGCAAGGTATTGGAGCGCGAACAGTACGTGCGAATCACCAAGGTTGAGACCCGTACTGCCATTATGGTCATCGATGGTAAAAACGTGGAATACAAGATTGCCACTTACTCATTAAATGATGCACTGGAAATAGATTTTGTAGGCTTGTCTGCACGGCAGTGGTATGCAGGCAATCCATCAAAAACCATTATTCGGGATACGATTGTTGCTGATACTGGTCTGTATTATTCATCGACTGCATTAGCATCTGATGCGAACGTGGGTGAATTTACGGTCAATGCGAAAAGTATCTTTGCCCAGCTGATTCCATCGGCCCAGACCGAAACACCGATCATTGATGTGAACGCTGCAGGTGAAAGTGTAGTTCTGGTGGCGGGTAATGAAGGCACCATCACCGTCAATTATCCCGGCATGACTATTGGAGTGAGTCAGAACCTGTATATCGGTTCAGCAGTGATTCCATCCAGTGTGGCTTTCACATTACAAGGCCAGCAGATTACCGATCAGGGTGGGTTGCTTAAGAATACGCAAGGTACTCAGGTTGGCACGATTGATTATCAGCGCGGCTTAATCCAATGGACTGCAGCGGCGCCAGCCGGCACTGTAAGTTTGAATATCACGTTCAAGCCTGCAGCTGCACCGAATCAGTATTATCAGAGCCATGCGATTCCAGTGACTCAAAACAACCAAAGTACCAACTGGACCGGGGTATTAATTCCGATTCCAGCCCCGGGCGCTTTATCAATTTCATACATGAGTCAGGGCAAGTTTTATGAGCTTAAGGATGATGGCTCGGGGCAGCTAAAAGCCTCGAGCCCATCGTTTGGTTCGGGCATGATTAATTATGAAACTGGATCCTGGTTGTTGACTACAGGCGCATTGCCAGATGTAGACACACCAATTTTGCTTAACTGGGGAACACCAATCGTTACCTTCGTACGGTCAAATCTGAATGTAGACAAAGCTGCCTTTGCTTTCGATTTGGGTCGACCAGGTGTATTGCCGGGTATCACCATCAATTGGACGCTAGAAGGTGAGTCCAAAACAGCGACTTCGAATGCGCAGGGCAAGTTTACTGGAGATGCTACAGGTGAAATCAACTATGCCACCGGTATAGGCAAGATTATTCCAAACAAGCTGCCACAGAAAGGCACAGTCATTTCGGTGATTTATAACTATGGATCCTCACTTGAGCAGACCAAGATGGATGTTGCTCCTGTAAATCAAAAGCTGACCTTTACCATTGGTACCGGACCAGCAATTCAGCCAAATAGTGTTGAGTTAAAAATCCCACTTCAAAGCAGTGAGGGGATTACAGGGTCTATAGCTCTGACAGATGTGCCGGTGAATGCAACTATGGGTAATCTGGTGAATAGCCGCGGTCAGGTGCAAGGCACAATTATCTATGCCACTGGCGCAGTTGAAGTCACACCAAAAAGTACAGCGAGCAGATTTGTACAAACCTTTACACCTATGGCTACCTATGCGGCTGCCTAGCGAGGAAATATGTCTTTTTATTCTCCACAAACGTCAGACATTCAAGGTCAGCAGGTTGAATTAAAAGCCCTTAATGCCGTTGATGTTCAAGTGAAATACCGCGATACCTCTGGCTCGAACTCAGCAACGCATACGGTGACGGCCAACAAGCTCAAGCTGGATTTATCTTCTGGTTTTGATGAGCAGATTTTGACAGGTTCAGCACGCTTTAAAGTCGGTGCTGATACCTTTCTGGATCGCACCGGCTTGCTGTATCGCAATGTGAATCCAGCCAATAATAGTGGGATTCAGTCGGGTGTCATTCAATACGGTACTGGGATCGTTGAAATTGACTCCTGGACACCGAATGCAGATAACACGATTGCTTTGGAGTCCTTAACCACAACGACCGACTTATTGCCGGTCAATAAAATCAGTTTTAGAACACCAATCATGCCGATTCGACCACAATCCTTAACTGTGGTTGTGGGTACCATTGAATTTGGTCAACTGACTTTAACCGCTGATGAAAACGGGGTGATTGAAACCAGTCGGGCGCATGGCCAAGTGAATTGGGATAATGGTTTTGTCACCATTTACTTCTACAGCAAAACCAAAATCACCGAAGCCAACCGAGCGGAAATTGAGGGAAACGATTGGTATGACCCGCTGCTGGAATATCAGGAGGGAGTCGATACTTATATCAATGTGCCAGTCTGGGTTGATGCTTCATCTGTACGTTATAACGCTGTGGCTTATACCTATATTCCTTTGGATTCTGAAATCTTAGGCCTGTCTGCTACACGTTTGCCGATTGATGGCCGGGTGCCGATCTTCCGGGTTGGTGGCATTGGTATTGTCAGCTCAAGCAAAGCTCAGGAACTACCAAGTGCAATTGCAGGTACTACATA